TTTGTTATTCCCACATCCATTACTTCTTGTTCAAAAGTAATTTCTTGTTCGCTATGATATTCTTCTATTTCGTCAGGAGTAATACGTAAACGCATATAACGTTTATCTGTATTTAACCCAACATTATTAAAACCTTTTTTAGCACGTACTTTATATGGATAGATAATGATGACTTCTTCTAAATCACCTTCAGGAGTGTAATATGATCTATAAGCATCTTTATCAAACCAATAAATTCGATAAGTTTTACCTGTAGGTCTTATATAAAACAACCCTTTACCATAGGCTAAAAATCTATCCCAAATTGCATCAAGACGTGCATCTAACTTATTAAACTTAATTACTTGTTGAATAAAATCAAAACGTTGCGTTCCGAAATTATCTTGTTCTGGATAAAACTCAACACCTTGACGTATCCCAAACATCTTCATTTGAGATAAATGAGCATTAACCAGCATGGTGTCGGCTGGTCCTGTACCGTCTCGGTCTATAACCGCTTTGACGATAGAATCAAGCGCAGATTTACTATTATCACTCATGAGTGTTCAGTATGTGGTCTATTCTTCAATGTTGTATCCAGCATGAAGACGTCTAAGAGTAATGACGTCATCCTCTACTTCGACTTCAAATCTTTCATTTGGCTGTATAGCCATGTCATGGCAGATTTCATCATTTAGAGGAATTACTGCAGAACCATAAGCATCTTGCTCAAGTTCAATCTTGTAATAACTAGGAGACATTGGAAAGTGGTATTTCTAGTTTAAATCGTCAATACTCTAACTCTAGTTTTCCTTTGGTCATTAAGCCATTGCAGAGCCAAACAAGAGCGTCAACACAATCATCATGTGAACTAACTCCAAAATTAACAATCTCATCTGTTAATGGTCCAAACTTCCGATACTTGTTAAATATGATATTTCTCTGCTCAAATAAACCCATTATTCCTCTGAAACGTGCAACTTTATCTCCTCTAAAACCTTTAACTGCATGCCATATAACGTTATATAAACCATGGTCTCCCTGACAAATACGTTTAAAGTCAGCTTCTAAAGAAGCCTGATATGCAACTGCTTCAGACCAAACATGAATAGAACTACCTGTTGGAAAATAGTTTTGACCATCTTTATGAACTACACCCCATTCCTCTAACATTTCCATCAATGCATCTAATTTTTCTAAATTACCCATGATTCTTAATCGCTTGCAATCAATTATATGAATTTTGTTACCAATACGTCCTCCCATTACAAAAACAGTAAAGTCATTCTGTTCTCGAACACCTGCAGATAAATCAACTCCTATACCCATTGATTCAAATTCAGTAGCTATTCCCCCACGAACAATTAGATCTGGAGAAAGAGATAACTCACTTGTTTGTACAATTTGATTTTGATACTGAAAACTAAATGCAACTGGAGCCTGACGACGTCTATCTTTTAAATAATCTAAAGACCACATCTCAGGCCAATATGAAATCTCCTCTCCTTCTTTATCAACAGTAATAGCAGATTGTACTATCTGTACCCAATCATTTGCTGGAGTAAAAGTACTGTTATGAATATCATCGTGTCTAAAACGTGTACCTAGACAAATAGCTCTCCCACCTTCAAACATAGTTGGAACAATAACTGAATTCCAGTTATCTTCCATAGCTTGTCGAATATCTCTATTTTTAATATCATCAGCACTTTTAATAGCATCATCAATAATACAAAGATGTGAACGTTTAGATGTCACTGCACCTTTTAGTCCTGCACAACAAACAGTAAACTCTTCTTCACCAGTAGATTTAATTCCTGCAAACTTCCAATCGATACTCCAATACTCGTTAGAGTTTATACCTTTAGCAATTTTTACTGTTGGAAATATCTCTCTATAATTCTTACTATCTTCAATAATTCTTTTTATAGCTGCACTTTTAGGTCTAGCTACATCAACTGTGTAAGAAATATAAAGAACCTTTAGTGGTTGTTTATTAATAGCATGTACACCAACAGTCCAAGCTGTGTATAAACCAAGAATTGTAGATTTTGCGCTACCTCTTGGAGCTAAAATATCTATGTTTGGTCCACCAATACCTACTAAACATTCACTATCTTCTCCTGTACAAAGATAGCGATGCCATTCTCTATGGTGAGATGCAGGAGGTTTATCACCTACAACATCACAGAAATATGCAAAGTCTTCTCTTGCACGTTCTACATCAATAGAAGATGTTTTTTTAACTACCTGTTGTTTAGCAGCGGCTCTCGCAGTTCTGCGATAAACGCTATAAATACTTGTACCTGCCATGCATGTACCTTAGCGTACTAATGCCAAGTTGTAATTAACAACACATCTAATTTTATTAGTACATTGTTGAGCAGTATGATATAAACCTCCATCAAAAAGTACAGCTCTTCCTTGCTTTGGAGTTACCCTTTGGTTAACAGTATATTTATCAGATTCTTCTCTTTCGTTATAAATTACAGTATCTCCATCGGCATCACATACATAATAGAGAACTACAAAAAAATCAGTCCTTAATAAATCAACATGTGGAGTATCATCTTCTTTACTTTTAAGGTTTAGTGGAAACTGTAAAAAAGATCTACCTTGTATTATCTCTGCATTTTTAATATTTAAAGTGTGACAAGCATGACGAAGTAACGGCAAAAATAATCCATGATGATCACTTGTTATATCAATAGTGTCAGAATCCTCCTCATAATTTACGTATACATGTGAAAGTCCTGCTCTTCCTTGACTATCTTCTTTGTACCCATCAGTAATATCTCTAACATAATACCAAGGAAAAAAGCCTCCATTAAATTCTTCTTCCCCCATTAAAACATTCTTTATTTGTTCTTGATAATTTAAATCTATAAAATCATCAATTACCCAAATTGCACTCATTTTTATTCAAGACTCCTCTTGTAATATTTTTGTCCAAACTCCCATTGATGCTTCTTGTAAAGGTCCTTCAATAGGATCATCTCTAAAAATAGATAACATTTCACGTAAAGCTCTATCTGCACCAGCAAGAATTAAACCTTGTTTGTCCATTAAAACTTTTTCATCTCCTATTTGTTTAATAGCTCCTCGCAATTCTTTTTGAAGCATTGCAATACGTGCAGCACCCATATCTTGTTTTACCATTCCCATATCAATCCCATCACGTAACTTAGCTATATCTTGTTGCATAGAATCAATTTCTGTTTCTAATACAGCATTAAAATTACGCTTTTTAAATTTCTTTTGAGACCATTCATCACATTCAACGATGCTTCCTTTAAAACCAAGAAAGCGTGAATATAAATAAATTTGTATAGGAGAGGCTGTTCTCTTACAGAACGCTAAAAAGGATTCACGATCTTTATCAGAAAGACCATCAACCCATTTGTTTATGCTTTGTACGCCGATTGTGCTTGACCGTAATCTCTTGCTTCTTTATAGCGACGGAACATCTCTCTTTGCAAGTCTGTAGCTCGGACTTCCTGACCTTCTACACGTTTTGTTGCTCTCTGTTGAGTGCCGCCTTCTGCTATTCCAGCACGTTGTTCTTGACCAGCAACTCTTTGACCTGCACGTTGTTGAGTACCCTGCTCTGCTAACTCTGCTCTTCTTTCTTGCCCTTCAACTCTTCTTGTTGCTCTTTGCTGAGAACCACCTTCAGCTAAACCTGCTCTCTGCTCTTGTCCGGCAACCCTTGCACTAGCTCTTTGTTGAGAACCTTGCTCTGCAAAACCAGCACGTTGCTCTTGACCCGCAACTCTTGCTGCTGCTCTATTCTGTGCCCCACTTTCAGCTATTTGTGCTCTATCTTCTTGACCTTGTATTCTTTTCCCTGCACGTTCTTGCTCTCCTTGAACCATATAATTTAATCTTGATTCTGTACCAACTGCTCTCTGTCTTCTTATATCCTGATCAGTATAAAACTTTCTTTGAGTCCTATCTAAAGCAGCCGAAACGTATTGATTATATTCAGCTTGTTTATTTGCAATATCCCACAATGCAGCTTGATTCTGTAAAGAAGGATCAGGTAAAGTTCCAATCTTTGTATCTGCTATTTGCATGTCAGGCAAACTTAAATCTGTATTTAATATTGAAGCAGTACCACCACCTCCTCCTTGAGATCCACCGCCACCGCCAAGTTTATCCGTGAGGAACTTAGTTCCAGCTGCAACGGCTAATTGACCTGCTACTTGTGCCATAACTTATATCTACTTTCTCCTTATTGTAAGTTCAGTCAATAGTTAAGCACGGGAAGTGTAAGAACTAGGTATTCCAATAGCTGCAGGACTCACACCACCACCTGGTAGGAATCGACCTGCTAATGCTGCATTAATTCCAGTTCTAGCTGGAATAGCTGCTGCTTCCGCTAAATTGACTTGTCCTTGCGTTGCATTTAAATATCTGCGTTGTGCTGATGCTGCTAAATTTTCAATGTTAGATGGTAAAGCTTGATTGAAATATGCAGCGTCTTTTATAAATGGAGTTGTGGCAGCTAAATTTCTTAAAGTGTTTTCACGAGCACGATCTGCATACATATCATAATAAGCAAGACTACGACGCATATCACGGTCTTGTATCATGTTCATATAATTATCCCTGCTTGCTATCCATCTTGGATCAAGGTATGGACTAATTGGCTGATTAGAAGTACGAGAAGTAGCTGGATTAATTACTTCTGTAGAACCTTTAGGAGTAACTGCTTCAACTGGTTTACCATAACCCCAAGAGGATTCTCCTCCTCCCCACGTTCCTCTTCTATCAAAATCTGTTTTTATTCCACCTAACCCAAGTACGCTATCTAATAAACCATCAATAACACGAGGTAAACCAACAGAACGACCTTTACTTACATACCTACCATCAACTAATTCTTGCTCACCAAATATATCTCTAGGTGGCTCTGCAGCAGGTGGTGCTGCATTTTGTGAAATGTCTACATTTCTACCAGTCATTCCAGGATCAGTTACCATACCTTTCATTTCAAACGGTACAGGAACAGGTACAGGAACTCGTACTACTCTTGGTGCAGACACACCATATTCACCGTATCCTCCAGAATAAGGACTGCTGTATCCACCGTAGTTGTAAGGACTAGTCATTAGGAGTAATGAGGATTTCTGTTAATAGCATCAACAACTCCACCCATAGCATCTCTACCCATGCCTAATACGTTAGCCTGTTGATTAACTGTCATCTGTGCAGCAAGATCAATATTCTTTCTAATCTGTGCTGCTGTAAGTTGTCTATCTAACTCTCTTCTTGCTCTCTCTTCTGCGTACTTCATCTGAGTTGGTGCGAGAACGTTTATATTATCTGCCATGGTCTGTGCTTGTCTATTAGACATCAATAGGTTCATTGAAAGTGGACCTAAAGGATTGATGTTGTCCCAAGGCTGACTCATGTAAGGAGTGTTTCCTGGAGGACCAAATTGACCATATCCTTGAGGAACAGAAGGACCATAAACTGAAACTGGTTCACCTTGTGCGTTATAAAGTATTTGACTACCTGCTAAATCTCTTCCTGCACCTCCAAATTGACTTGCACCTCCAGAAATTGCTTGTGATGGAGAACCTGTACCTTGCCCAGAAACTACACCCATAGCAGCTAGTGGAACTCCTACATTCGCTATATTTTGTGCAACACCTTGAGTAACACCTGGAACTCTACCTAACTGTGTCCCAACAAAACCTGTACCAGCTACTCTTGATGGAACTGCCATTCCAAAAAGACCCCCACGAATACCTCCTTGCATTCGTTGACCTGGATCAGCCGTCGTATAACCAATACCGTAACCGAGTAATCCTCTTCCTTGAGGAGTCCCCATAACTCTTCCAACTAAGTTAGCAGCGCTTTGTAAATACCCAGCCATTCGTGGTCCATATTGCCCAGCTCTGCCAGCAGCGTTAAGTAACCCAGCTACCATTTTTCTTTTCTCGCTTAATTATATCTGTTATTTTAAATCGACTAATTATTAGAATAAGCCTGAAAGAATTGGACCTACAACTGGAATTTGTGAAACACCATATTTTATTCCTGTTTTAATTAAACTTTGTACCCCATTGCCATTACTTCCACCTTCACTTCCTCCTCCAGCCATTCTTTGTTGTGGAGCATATGCAGCATTAATTTGTGCCTGTCTAAGTTGATCTTGTGCTCTTAACTGTGCTTCTATTATCATTTTCTCGTACCCAGGATCAATCATAAAAATGCTGTCGTTAATCTTTGATATTCCTGAACTACCTGCTTGAAAACTACTTCCACTTGAACCTGGTCTGACAGGTGAACTACTAATTTTAGAAGGTGGTTGAGAAGGATCTACAGGAGATGCAGTACCATCATTACCAAAAATATTGCCAAAATTATCTTTCATGTAATCTTCTACAAAGTCTGCTGAACCTGGATAATTTCCGACCTGAGTTCCAATACTTGGCCCCCATCTTCCATCATCTCCTCCACCTATGGGATTAAATTGTTGACCAAATGTTCCAGGCATCCAGTTATAACCGCCTGAACCTTTGTTATCAAAGTCGGTTAGTCCTCCAGTTATGAAGTCAACACCACCGCCAAGCCAATCTTTCCAAGACATTCCTTATCTACCTATTTCTACTAATTATAAATTCTATACTCCGTAGGTAGGTATACGAGCTGACATGATGTTATTCACCATTCCGTAGGCATCACCCATTTGTGGAATTGCAGGAGAAGCCTGTCTACCTAAAACAGCTTGTCCATAATCTTGAACACCTGGAGTTAAAGCTTGTTCCTGAGCAAGTCTAATCTTCTCTTTATGGTTTAAAAGATCTATCTGATTCTGATGTTTCTGCTTTTCTATTTGTTGCGTATAAAGGTATTTAGCTTCAGCCGCTGCCACGTTTGCATTGTAAGGAGGAAATTGTCCTTCATCGATAGCTGCTGAGTATTCAGAACGAGGTTTACTGTAGTTATAT